GCCCATACCTGATTGAGTGCGTTTACTCCGACAACGGTACGGAATATAAAGGCTCGGCCAACCATGCTTTCGGTGTAGCCTGTTATGAGAACGGGATTGGTCAAAAGTTTACCCGGGTTGCCCGTCCGCAGACCAACGGTAAGGCGGAACGGGTTATCCGCACCCTGATGGAGATGTGGCATGAGAAACAGTTGTTTGACAGTCCGGAACACCGGCGAAAGGAGTTGTGCCGCTTTGTTAATTTCTATAACACTGTGAAGCCGCACCGCAGTTTGAACGGCGATACGCCGTTTGAGGTCTTGCAGGCTTATTTTTCTCAACCTGTGGTGTAAACAACGCAACGTTTTCCTACACGTCAGGATACCTGCAAAAACAAATTTAACAACGTCGTGCATTTTCGCGGATTTCCGTATATCCCGTCTGCTGACACGGTGGTTTAAGAGGATTTAAGATGGCATTCAAACCCGCAAACAAAACCATAGAAGAATTTGAAGACTACGAAGGCTTCGTTCAGAAATTCCAAACCCGAAAAAAAACGACCGATGATTGCTATACACCGCCCGCCATTTACGAGGCGGTGTTATCTTTTGTAAGGGAAGATGTAGGCATTCCGAGCCATCTTGAGATTGCCCGCCCATTTTACCCGGGCGGCGATTACGAGTCTTACGACTACACGGGAAAGGTCGTCATCGATAACCCGCCGTTCTCTATTTTGACGAAAATCGTAAAATTTTATCAAGGGCGGGGAATCCCGTTCTTTCTGTTCGCACCGAAACTAACCTGCCTGTCAGGAGTAAAGAGTCGAATGGAGAACTATACGGCTGTATTTTTAGCGGCAAGCAATAGCACGCTGGCTTATGAAAACGGCGCAAAGGTCTCAACCGCATTTGTAACCAATATGCTGGGAGATTTGAAAGTATGGGTGTCTGAATCGTTGGCGGAGAAAATTAAAGCCGCCATTGCTTCCAACGGGAAGATTATCCCTAAGTATTCTTACCCTGACGAAGTATTTAGGGCGACAGATTCGGAATTGTGCGCGGAGCTTAAAATAGACCGCGCCGATACGCTGCCCGTCGACGCTTTAGATTGCCAGAAACCACATAAAAAAGAAGTGTTCGGCAAGGGTTTATTGCTGACCAGTAAGGCAGTGAAAGCGGTGAAAGCGGCAAAAGCGGCAAAAGCGGCAAAGAATGCAGATGTTACTCAGTGGACGCTTTCCGAGCGTGAAAAATCCATGATTGCCGAACGTGAAAAGGCAAACAGTGAAAAGGTCGTCTGAAATGGATTTAAGAGAACAAATTGTCGAAGAGGCGCGGTCATGGCTTGGTACGCCCTATCATCATTTCGCAATGGTCAAGGGCGCAGGCGTGGATTGCGCTATGTTGCTCGCGGGGGTTTATGGAGCGGTCGGTATCGTCCCTGATGACTTCACGCCGCCAAAATATTCCCGCGACTGGCACCTGCACCGCGACACAGAGCGGTATTTGGAGGTCATCGCCAAGTTTTGCAAAGAGACGGACGCCCCGAAGCCCGGCGACATCGCCATGTGGAAATTTGGGCGCACGTTCAGCCATTCCGCCATCTTAGTCGGCGACGGCAAAATTATTCATAGCTACATCGGGCGCGGTGTGGTTTTGGATGACATCAATCAGCCCGAACTTTATGGGCGCGAAGTGAAATTTTTTACACTGGAGGCATTTAATGAACATTGAAGTATCAGCCTACGGACTTGGCTGCGGTAGCGGTGGTGGCGGCGGCGGCGGGAGTTATGACGACACTGAAATTAAAAAAGAACTGGAAGCCGTCAAGAAGCAACTTTCTGACCTGCCAAAAGGCGGTGGTGCAACATACGACGACAGCGACTTGCGAAAACAGCTTGCCGCCGCCGTAGCGCGTATCGATGAAATTGCCGACACCCGCAAAGAGTATCAGGCGGCGTATGTCCCAAAACAAGATTTTTTGATTGGCTTGGATAATTCCAGATTTGTAACGATCAAATTTAAGAAGCCGTTTTCAAAAATCCCATTTGTCAAGGTTACGCTTGATATAAAAACAAATGCCATGCGATTGACTTATACTGCAAATGCGACAGAAACAGGCTTTGACATTGCAACAAACTACGTCGGGGATTTGCATGGTTTGTGGTATGAGGCACATTTAGTAGATTAATTTTTTAGAGGTGTTCTATGGGCGGCAAGTCGTCAACCATCACATCAGCAGAAGAACGGATTTTATCGTTACAGGTACAGCAGTCGTCGCAAGGGCTTACCCTGCCTGTCATCTACGGCAGAACCCGTGTAGCCGGGAACCTGATTTGGTACGGCGACTTTGTTACCATAGAAAACAAAACCACGACGCGGCAGGGCGGTAAAGGCGGCGGCGGTGTAACGCAGGAAGACATCAAGTACACCTACGAAGCCGCCGTCATGCTGGCATTGTGCGAGGGCGAGATTAGCGGCGTCGGTCGTATTTGGCGTGATAAGGAAAAGTTCGACTCGCTGGCACAATTGCGCCTAACGCTTATGCGCGGCGACGACGAACAGCCGTTGTGGACGCATTTGGCGCAGGCAAAGCACCAAAACCAAGCCTTAAACTATTCAGGTACCGCCTACCTATGCAGCCCAAACTACGAACTGACGAAATCCGCGCAGATTTATCAGCATAATTTCGAAGTTATCGGCAAGCTGGGATATTCGGGCAATATTCCTGACGCAAACCCGCGCGATATTATCCGAGACCTGCTGACAAACCAACGCTACGGCTGCGGATTCCCCGCCGACAGCATCGGCGACACCGACCGATACAGCAACTATTGCCGCGCGGTCGGTATTTTTCTAAGCCCTGCCTACACGGAGCAAGGCGAAGCGCAACGGAACATTTCCGAGCTATTGGAACAGACCAATAGTGCGGCGGTGTTTTCGCAAGGTCGTCTGAAAATCGTCCCCTACGGCGACGGTAGTTATTCGGGTAACGGCGCGGCATATGTTGCCGATAACAAGGCACTATACGACCTGACAGACGACGATTTTATCGTTTCAGGCGCGGAAGACCCTGTAAGCGTCGAGCGTAAAACCAATGCCGACGCGTTTAACCAAGTCCAAGTCGAGTACCTCGACCGCGACAACGACTACAACGTCGCCATCGCCGAAGTGAAAGACCAAGCGAACATCGAGCAGTACGGATTGCGCCCGAAAGAAGCCGTTAAGATGCACGGTATCTGTAACGGCAAGGTAGCGCAAAAAGTAGCACAACAACTCTTGCAACGCGCCCTGTACGTCCGCAACGAATATGAGTTTAAGTTGGGCTGGAAATACTGCCTGCTTGAACCGATGGATATTGTAACCCTGACTGACGCAGGGCTTGGCTTGAATAAAACCCCCGTCCGAATCACGGAAATTGAAGAGGATGAAGAGGGGGTTTTATCCGTCAAGGCAGAAGACTACCCTGTCGGCGTTTACACAACGTCAGAATACCCGACGCAGCCGTCTTTGGGCTATTCGGCAGACTACAATGTTTCGCCGGGTAATGCCCATGCGCCCGTTATCTTTGAAGCCCCGTTACAACTGACAGGCGGCGAGCCGCAAATTTGGATGGCGACGGCTGGCGGCGATATGTGGGGTGGTGCTGAAGTGTGGGTGTCAACCGACGGCGACAGCTATACCCGCGTCGGCGCAGTCAATCACAAAGCGCGTTTCGGCTCTTTGACTGCTGCTTTGCCGAATGGTGCGGTTTTCGACCGTACCAACACTCTGAGCGTGGAAATATCCGCAGGTCAAATGACAGGCGGTACGGAGCAGGACAGCCGCGATTTACTGACATTGTGCTACGTTGACGGCGAGTTTTTGGCATACGCAAACGCAGAACTTAAAGGCGTGGGTCGTTATACGCTGGGCAACCTGACGCGCGGTGCGTATGGTTCTGCTATCGACAGCCATGCGGCGGGCAGCCAGTTCGCACGCATTGATGAAGCATTGTTCAAATACGCCGTCCCGCGCAATTGGATTGGTCGGACGGTTTGGGTCAAACTGGTTTCATACAATGTTTTCAGCGGCGGTATTCAAGATTTGGCAGAAGTGCCGGCGTATTCCTACACCATCAAGGGCGCACCGCTCGGACAGATTCAAAACCTGCGCCTGACATCATCGTGGGCATACGGCAAAGAAGCCGTTATCGCTTGGGATAAATTGGACGGCGCAGACACCTACGACGTGGAAATCTACGCAGGCAACAGCCAACGCCGTTTGCGTGCAGTTGATGGCATCGTTGACAACAGCTACACCTACACGCAGGCGGATATGAGAGCCGACGGCGGTCAGGTACGAGATATTGTTTTCAAGGTTCGCGGGCGTGCCGTTACAGGTAAAACAGGCAACTGGGCGCAAATCGCGGCGCAAAATCCGCAACTGCAAGCATTGCAGGGCATTTCCGTTGACAGCGGTTTGAAACAGGCGTTTTTTACCTGCCAAAAACCTGCTGAAGAGGACTTTGCAGGGATTATCGTTTGGGTTTCTGAAAACGCAGCCGTACCGACCACAGACGCAAACAAGGTCTATGACGGCGCGGAAACGTTTGTAACCATTGCAAAATGCAACGGCAGCCCGCTGGAGAAAGGAAAGACCTATCATCTACGCGCGGCAGGCTATGACAGTTTCGGTAAAGACGGTCTGAAAATCAGCAACAGCGTGTCGTTTACCGTTTACGATGTTTCAACAAACGACCTATCAGAAAGCAATCTGAACAAGGCTTTGCGCGACAAAATCGCCCTGATAGACGGCAACGGCGCAGGAAGTGTAAACGCACGAATCGCAGCCGAAGCACAGGCACGGGCAGCGGTCGCCCGCACGGCAGAAGACGCAAAAGCCGCAGCGAAGAAAGCCGCAGACGACCTAACTACAAAAGCCGCTGAACTTGGAAACAAGGTAGCGGCAGTCGAGCGAGTGAATAACGAGCAGGCGCAGCAAATCAGAACGGTTACAGCAGCACAAGGCACAACCGCCGCAGGCTTGGAGGCTGAAAAGAAAGCACGGGCAGACGGCGACCGGGCAGAAGCTGCGGCGCGTGAAACGTTGGCTGGTCGTGTATCTACGGCTGAGGGCAACATCACACGCGAGACACAGGCGCGGGTTACAGCAATTAACGCCCAAACCGCCGCAACGGAAGCCCTGAAAACACGGGTCGGCAATACTGAAAGCAGTATCACAGCATTGCGCGAAACCGTTAATCAGAAAGACAGTGCGAGGTCGTCTGAAATCCAAACACTGACCGCGAAGATTGACGGTGTTTCGGTTGGTGGTCGCAACTACGCCCTATCAACAGGAACGCCCGGCAAAGTGCTGACCGTGAGCGGGAATAATCAGACCAAGAACGTCACCATCGACGTTTCGTCTGCTTTGGAACTGAAGCAAGGCGACAATCTGATTATCTCGTGCGATATCGAACTGACGAACGCTACATCACCATACGGCAAGCCCTACCCACGAATCGGCGCGGAATTTTCCGTAACCTATGCCGATAACTCTATCGGGTATTTCGCCGCTTGGTACGATGAAGCAATCAGCGGTACGACCAAAACGCTGAAACAACGTATTGTTGCCAAGCACACGGTTGCCAAAGAGGTTAAGGCACTGCGTAACATCATCGTTCAGGCGCGGTATCAGACATCGGAATCTATCAAGGTTTCCAATGTAAAACTGGAACGCGGAACGGTAGCAACCGATTGGACACCCGCCCCTGAAGACAATGACGGTTTGCAGGAAATCCGTAGTACGGTTCAGGTAGTTCAGACGACCTTAACCAAAGCAACGGGCGACATCAAATCGCTTGGCGAACGTATCACGACAGCCCAATCAACCGCTGACGGTAACAAGGCGACGGTACAAGCCCACGCCCGCAGTATCAACGGCTTGGAAGCGCAATACACGGTCAAGGTTGACGTTAACGGCAAGGTAGCGGGCTACGGCTTGGCAACCACGCCGAAAAACGGAACGCCTGAAAGCAAATTCATTGTCAACGCCGACCGTTTCGGTATTGGCGCACCGGGCAAAGCCGACGTTTTCCCATTCACAGTCGATACGCGTCAAAACCGTGTCGGCGTGAATGGCGAACTGGTAGTAAACGGCAAGGCGATTGTCGATAGATTGAACGCTGGGGATATTCACGGCGACAAAATCACGGCAAACACGCTGAACGCTAACCGCCTGAAAGCCGGAAGCGTAACGGCGCGGGAAATCGGCGTTGATAAGTTGTCGGCAATATCTGCCAACATGGGTGATATTCGAGGTGGGCGGATGGATTTGGGCAATGGACGTTTCGTTGTCGAAAATAACGGGGAAGTGTCCTTGTCATCATCCAGTGGGCAAGTCGGCATGAAGCTGATAAACGAACGTCTAACCGTCCATGATTCGATGGGTTATCTGCGTGTGATAGTGGGCTATAAAGGAAAATCTTAATGGATTACGGCTTGTTTTGCTTTGATAAAGACGGCAATCCTATCGACATAAACTTGGATGCAAGTTTGATTGTCGAGGGGGTATTGTTTTTGGGTAATGCTCCAAATGGGCTAATTGCCTTAGATATGCTTTTCCCGCGCCGGAATTTCTTTAAGGGGATTTTCTTAATCCCACAGTCCCACACCGTCGGAAACTGGAACACCGAATATTTGAGTATATCAAAACTGCAAAACGGCACATTGCAATGGGTACACTCTTTTTATTATAAACGCCTTTTCGGCGATGGGTTTATTACCCATTGCGGTGCTTTTGCGGGTAGGAGCTTGCTTTATGGCTACTTCAACTGATGACAAAGACTGGGGATTTGCTATTTATAACGAGGCGGGGGTGGATTTGGTCAATTTTGGTTTGTTCGCGCCGAAATATATAGGCAAGCTGCATCTATCCCTGCCCGAAGGGGGCAGCGGGTTGAATAATCTTCGCGTCGTATCAAATAGCGGGCGCGAAGTGTCTATAACTGACGGTAGTCTTAATGTGCCTTTTGAAACGCTGATTGCAAAAGGCGACTATCCCGAACGAAGCAGCGGCGCATTATCTTCAGGCTATCTGTTTACCGCCCCTAATAACGGCATTCGTATGATTCTGCCTTTATATGGGGTATCGGGGATTGGTTTAATGACAAGGGGGTTAATCCCCGCTGTGATTCACGGATGGGGGAGTGGCTACAATCAAGAAAAATTCGAGATGGCAACATTGATGTGCAACTCCTTGAAATCAGGGTCGGATATTATGCACGCCTCGCTTGAGATGGAGCATATAGACGGTCAACTATCTGCTGATGACAAGTCGAATTATGCAACAGGGTTGCCATACTCCGGTAATAGGGATGAAAACTACAATCCTACCGGGCTGCCCATTACCGCATCGTTTCGAAGCACGAGCATCGGGACAAGCGAAGTGGCAGGGTTTTCGGCGGTAAGTTTGGGGTGTGGCTATATGGTTGTCGATATGGCAGGCGGTACGGACTTGGAGATATTTTTCTACGAAACCGCAGGCTTGCCCTATGAATATCTCAACAAGTGTTCAACCGCCATAGACTACAACCCTTACGGGCTTGCCAGTTATGACTACTCACCTCAGACAATCAATTATGTGATGCCTAAAAAAGGGAGTATTGCCGAAGTAAATGACGGCTTTAATAGGTCGGTTACGTTTTCGGATTTGGTTGTTGGTAAGATGGATCGTTCGCGATGGTTTTTTACCCACGAATCGCCAAATAGAAGATTCTACCCTGAAACAGTCCCCGCAATAATTGATGCCCTGCGAAATGGTGAAAACAAGGAAAAGCGCAAAAAGCTAGCCCGATTTTTAGAGGGAGATGAAAATGCTCCTTTGAAATATGAGCAGTATGACAGTTCGTCTTTGCCGCTTAAACTCATGGGGACGACGGCGCAAAACGGCGGGACGGTAAAGCGGAGGGTGTCTGGTGTCGGATTGTTTTACGAGGTATCGGGAATAGACCTTTCCAAAGCCGCCCAGCCTGTCGGGATGCTTGGATGGGACAATGCCGCACTTTACAAGACGGGGCTGCCTGATGGTTTTGGAGCGGGTGTACACAGCCTTTTCCAAAGCAAACAAGATGGCTCCTCTTATTATCCGATGCTGCCAAATCCGCAAGATACATTTAAATGGGATTTAAACAGGGTCAATCCATACCAGCCGATTTTAAACTATCGGTATTCGAGCGTAATCGCGGACAAAAGCGATGGCGGCGGGCTGACTGGGTGGCAAAAGGTAAATGCAGACTTGGCAAATACGTTTAATGCACGGATGGCATCAAACCTGCCTTACAGTTATCGCCAGTTTAATAAAGCACAATCAGTCGCCCACGTCTCACGCAGCAAAGAGATTGTGTGGGCAAGTTACACAAACCCGCTACCAGGTTCGGCGTATTACGATGCGGCAACGCGGGTGGCTGAGTCTCAGGCGATGCAGCTTGCCAGACAAACGGAAGCCCGTTTGGAAGAGGTATCAAGGGCGTTTGAGGAAAGAATGGAAGCTGAATTGCTGGATTCGGAAATCAACGCCTTTAAGTCCAAAATGGGACTGTTAGAGCAGTTGTCAAAAATCGCAAACGAGAACTCTTCAAAAAGTTGGCAAGCCCCATTTTGGGGAGCGTGGGCTTATCGGCATAGTGATAAACTGGAGTTGTACTGTGCCGCGCGGGAGGCGTTGCCGGAAACAACAGTGCCGCTACCCGATAACTGGCTTTGCTGTGTAAAGCCTGATGTTTAACACTTTAAAGATTGGAAAGTTATGACTAAACAAGTAATTGCAATTAACCACGAAATTGAAGATGAAAGCACCGGTGCAACGGCAAGCCATCATGTAATCGAATATGTAGGGTTCGATTACAAGTACAACACTGTTACAGCAACCTTGAACGGCTATGTGTCCAAAAAGGCGCATGAAGCGGGTCGAAATCCGCTTTGTTCTCACACTGTCACCGTTGAAGCACTACCTGATGGTGAAGAAGTGTCCCGCGCTTGGCTTTATCAGAAAGTAGTCGAGCAAGGGAACGAGCAAAGTGTCTTCGCAGGCGCGGAACTGGTTGAAGCCTAATTTAAATTTTGAACAACGCCCGTGATGATTCACGGGCTTTTTTTATGGGCGGTCGCATGAACGATTTAGAAACAAAAATCAAGATAACCGTCGAGAACGGCACGGCTGCGGGCTTTAATCAGGCGGCAAACTCTGCGTCAAATGCCTCCAAGCAGATTGAAAACGCTATCGGACAGGTGCGATCAGAATTGACGCGCAGCTTTTCCGAAATACAGAAATTGATGGAAAAGGCGTTCGACATTGATATGTCCGATTTTGTCGGGGGCGTCAGCGACGGCAAGGAAAAGGTCAGTGAACTGAACGCCGAACTTGCCAAGACAGGCGATAAGGCGGAAGAGGCGGCGGGCGGGCTGGGTAAAATCGGCACGCTGTTGGCGGGATTTGCGACGGTGTCGTTTGCAAAATCCCTGCTTGATACTGCCGATGCTATGCAGTCGATAAACAGCCAAGTAAGGCAGGTGGTGTCGTCTGAAAGCGAGTATCTGGCTGTCCAACGTCAGCTTTTGGATGTGGCGAACAATACCCGCGCATCGCTTGAATCAACGTCAATCCTTTATGTATCCACAAGCCGCGCCTTGAAAGACTACCGCTACACGCAACAGGAAATCTTGCAGTTTACCGAAGCGACGAATAACGCCATGACAATCGGCGGCGTTCAGGCAGAGCAGCAAGCCGCCGTGCTTTTGCAGTTATCGCAAGCGTTAGGCAGTGGTGTGTTACAAGGCGATGAATTTAAATCCATTGCTGAAGCCGCCCCTATTCTGCTTGATACTATTGCGGAATATATGGGCAAATCCCGCGCAGAAATCAAAAAGCTGGGCAGCGAGGGCGAACTGACGGCGGATGTGCTGTTTAAAGCTATATCGGGCGCGTCGGAGAAATTCGGCGAGCAGGCGGCAAAAATGCCCATGACGATGGGGCAGGCTCTGACGGTGTTCTCAAACAACTGGCAAAGCATGATTTCTAGGCTGCTTAACGACAGCGGCGCAATGTCGGGCATTGCCTCCATTATCAAACTAATTGCGGATAACCTTAACTTGGTCGTCCCGATTATGGCGGGATTTGCGGTTGCTGTTACCGCTGCGACGGCGCAGGTCATCGGCTTAAATGTTGCCATGCTTGCAAACCCATTCGGATTGATTGCAGTCGCCATCGGCGCGGTCATCGGATTGATTACCCAATTCGGCGACCAAATCGACATTTTCGGCGGCGGCTGGTCGAATCTGCTTGATGTGATTCAGGCGGTTTGGCAGGCAATCACGGAAACCATCGGGGCGGCAATTGAGGAGATAAAGGCTTGGTTTGGCGGCGTGACGGACTGGCTGAATGAAAATGTCGGCGGCTGGTCGGCATTGTTTAGCCGTGTCATGTCGGCGATTGCAACGGTTGTCGGCGCATATGTCAACGCCTATATCAACACGTTCGCAACAGGCTGGATGCTGATAAAAGAAGCCGCCAACAATATGCCGCAATTCTTCGCCAATCTTGGCAAGGCTATCGGTAACGTGTTCATCTCTGCGATTGAGTGGATGGTAAACCGAGCGGTCGGCATGATTAACAGCATGATTGACTATGCCAACAAAGCCGCATCGATGGTCGGCGTATCGGGCATCGATAAGCTGAATAATGTTCAGATTGGGCGCATGGACGACGGCGGGCTAGGCGGTCGAGTCGCTGACAGCATAACGAAAGACCGTGCCGGAGCAATGGCAAACGCCATCAAGGAACGGGCAGCCAACATACATGAAGCTAAAGCCATGCGCGGCGGTGGTGGTGGTGGCTCTGCCAAATCCCCTGCTGTTGCCAGTGGTGGTGGCGGTAGTGGTGGTGGAAGTGGTCGTAAAGGCGGCGGCGGACGTAAGGCGGGCGGTGGTGGCGGTTCAGGCGCGGCCAAAGACCCAATGCAGGCATGGGAAGAGGAAATCAAAGCCCAAAAGCTGGCACACAAAGAAATGCAGCGGGAAACGCTGTCCCATCAAGAGTGGGATTTGGCGCGTGAAGCCGCTTACTGGCGCGCGAAACTGGCAACGGTTGACGCGGGCAGTAAAACAGGTTTGAAACTGCGTGAAAAAATCCTGACCCTTGAAGACCAGTTATCCAAGCAATCAACCGAAGCAAAAATTAATCAGGTGGCGGCATGGGAGAAGCTGGATAAGCACAAGTTGGATATGGAAAAGGACGCGGCAGACCAAGCTCTAGCCGCTGGGCGCATTTCGCAACTCGAACGCCTAGACTTGGAAATCGAGTTTGAAAACCGCCGTTACCAAATCGCCTATGACGCATTGCAAGAACGGATCGCACTTGCCGAACAAGACCCGACATACAGCCAATCAGCTATCGACAAGCTGAAGCAGCAGATGGCGGAACTTGGGCAAGGTCATGAACGCGAGCAAACCAAGAATCAGGGTAAGCGCGAAAACCAACGCCGCAAAGACGCGCCCAACGTTATGGAAATGCTGCAAGACGGAGGGAAGAACGTTTGGGAAGAAGCACAGCAACAGATGGGGCAGGCTTTTTCCGCCATGCTGTCAAGAACGCAGAATTTTCGTCAGGCGATGAACGGCTTTTTCAAGAGTATGGGGCAAACCTTTATTCAAGAAATGGTCACAAAACCGCTTGCGGGCATGATGCAGCGCATGGTTCAGGAATCGGCGATTTATAAGATGATTTTCGGAACTAAGGAATCATTGGAAACGGCGGCTGCGTCTAAGACTGTGGCAACCAAGACGACAGAAACGACGGCGGTTGTTGGCAGTAATGCTGTTCAGGCGGCATCAGGTGCAGCGGCTTCTCAAGCTGGTATTCCGTATGTCGGCCCGATTCTTGCCGTCGCAGCGATGGCGGCAATGATGGCGGCTGTAATGGGATTGATGGGGGGCGCGGCCTCCCCCACCCCCCCCCCCGCGGCGGGGTTCCCCGGGGGGGGGGGCGGCTGGGATATCCCCGCCGGTATCAACCCACTGACGCAACTGCACGAAAACGAGATGGTCTTGCCAGCGGAACACGCGCAGACAATCCGTGAAATGGCAGGTCAGTCAGGTGGCGATAACAGTACGATTATCATCAACACAACCGGCGGCGATTTTGTCCATAAAAAGGACATCGCGAAGCTGCTAAAACAGTTGAATCGTGAATTTAAGTTGGTGTAAGTGTTCAGGTCGTCTGAAAGGGCGACCTTTTTCTATGGAGGTTTTTAAATGAGCAAGTCTATTCAATGGCTTAAATATACCTTTGAGCTTCGTTTTCTTCCTGTGCGTTTTCAGCGTTGGTTATTCAGCACGGGGACGCGGGCAGTTGAGTTTATAAGCGGGTGTTCGATGATTGGCTATGCGCTGGTCTTTGCGTTCTCGCCAAACGACATCTACAACTGGCCCGTCTACTACAAGTTCAAAGACATTTCGGAACTGACGTTGATACTGGTATTCGGCGGGGTCGGTGTATTGCAGCTGGCGGCGATGTACTGGCAGACATTCAAAGGGGAGGTTTTGTCGGGCTATATGTTGCTGATATCAGCTTTTATTTGGTATCTGACGGCATATGCGTTTTGGGCTGCCTACCCGCCTGCACATACAGGCATGGTTATTCCGCCCGTCTTGGCGTTCCTTTGCTTACTCGCTGGTAATAACTCACTTAAATTCTTGTTTTCGGAGGATAAATTTAAACGAAAACAAAAGGGGGAATGATGCACGATTTTTTTCAATTCGGCTATCTGTTTGCCATAGGGGGCGGCATCGTCGGTAGCGTTTGGTCAAGTATGAAAGACCATGACGCGCCAGTATCAAGCCTATTTGAAGCCTTGATTTCGGCGGTTGCGGCGGCGGCAGTAGCAGAACGGTTTTTGATGGTAAATCAAGTTTGGACGTGCGCGGTAGCCGGTGCTTTTGTCGGCATACTGACAGGTCATGCGATGGATACCGTTAAAAGCCTAGCCCCGGGCATTATGACCAAATGGGTCAAAAAAACGGCGGGTAAATTCGTCGATAAAGATTAATTCAACAGGCCGTCTAAATTTCAGACGACCTTTTTATTTGGAGACAAGAAATGACAGAATTGGAATGGATTAAAGAAGCAAGAAAGCGCATCGGCTTGAAAGAGATTGTAGGCACGAAAGCACATAACCCGACAATCGTGCAATGGCTTAAAGAGATGGGAACGTTCCCCGGCGCGGCAAAGTCTTGGTACTTTGAAGATGAAACGCCGTGGTGCGGTTTGTTTGTAGGGCATTGCTTGGGCAAAAGTGGGCGCGCAGTCATTAAAGACTGGTATCGCGCGAAAGCTTGGGCAAATGCGGGGCTGACGAAATTGGCAAAACCTGCCTATGGCTGTATCGCAGTCAAGTCCCGACAAGGCGGCGGCCATGTGTTTTTTGTGGTCGGTAAGAACGCCAAAGGTCAGATTTTGGGCTTAGGCGGTAATCAAGGCAATACCGTGTCTATTGTGCCTTTCAACCCTGCCGATATTGACGGTTACTACTGGCCGTCTAAATTG